AGCCTGCCTGGTGCCGCGCGCGGCCATTCCGCGAGGATGGTGATCTCGTCTGCGACCCCATCCTCCAGCATCCAGGCCAGCGCCTCGCGGCAGTAATCCTCGGCGCGCAACCTGACCTGGTTCGTTTCCTTCTCGCGACTGATCAGCCACAGCCTCGACCCGAGCGGCCCTGCCTCCGCGCCGTCATCAGCCCACCAGCCACGGCGATCGCCGTCCGAGGGGTCAGGCAGGGGGTCATCGGGGGTCGCCAGCCGGTCGGTGAATAGGCTCAGGATCACGCTGGTTTCGAGGTCATCCCCTGCCACCAGGTCACCCCCGGCGAGCACCCAATCGCCGGTAAGGCGGGAGGCATCCCAAGTGGTCGCAATGTCACTCATCGCGCGTGCCGCCTCCCACGCTGCCCTGAGGGGCGTTTATGCTGCCGGTGGCGGTGAGGTCCCCGTCCAGCTCGATGTCGCCCTTGATGGCAATCTCGGGCGCCTCGATTTCGATTTCATCGCATTTGATGACAACCTTGTCGGTGCGGAGTTCGGCCGAGCCGTCATTCTTTAAAATCAGGCTGTCGCCAGTATTGCCATTGTAGATCACGACTTCGCCCGGCGCGAGGCCAGTAAAGCGGGACTGCCGATCATCGGTCGCCACAATGACGCCATGGTCGCGCCCCCCTCCGATAAAGACGACCAGAGCCTCGCTGTCGGCGGGCGGCGAAGATGAAAACCCGTAATTCTGGAACCGCTCGACCGCAATCTTATCCTCCTCGAAAAGCAGCGAGACTTGATCGAGCTGCAATCCGGTTTCGTCATCCGTCGCGGCAATAACGCCGCGCGAAACCATGTTCATGATCCGTCGATGATCGCTCATGATGTTGGCTGCCATCCTGCATAGGGGTCACCACCGCCGCCTTTCTTTTTGCCTTTGCCGCCCTTGCCGCCGCCCTTTTTCCCCTTGGCTGGGTCCTTTTTCCCCTTCCGTTTCGAGGGGTCAGGCAGGAATGCATCGGGCAGAGTCAAGCCCAGCTCAGTGAATTCGCCGCCGTCGTCGTAGTTGAATTGGACCTCGCCGATGATCAGCTCGTGCGACAGCGACAGCCAGGGTGCCTCGACCCATACCAAATCATTGGTTGCCCATAGCTTCCCATCTTCCTGCCGCCAGCCCTGGACGCCGACCGTCACCTTGAGCGCCTGGCCGACGCGCCGGCGCATCTCCCAATCGGCGCGTTGCGCTGCAGCGGCATCATCAGCCTGCTTTTCCGCCACGATGACATGCGGGCGGTATCTGGTGACCCCGGCATCTTTGGCGCGCCCGACAATCTGGGTCAGCGTCTTGGGCGCGGTCTTGCCTGGTGACTTGGCGGCTGCGGCCTGTGCCTGGATGCGCATGCGCTCGCGATAGCGCGCCGAGATATTGGGGATGTTGCGGAGCTGGCGGACCTGCTCCACCAGGCTCGGCTGCCAGCCGCCATCGCCGCCCCCGCCCCAGTCTTGATCTATCGGCCCCCCGTCTTTGGTCCTGTTACCCGGCCTTTGCGCTTTGACGATGTAGTCTGAAAATCGCTTGCTGTTGTCGAGGTCCGCTGAGGCACTGAGAATGTTTTCCCCATGTATAAGATTGGTGGTCGCACGACCGGAGCCGGCGCGCGTGAGAACCAGCCGCCCCAGCGCGTCGTCAGTGACCAGAAGCTCGTGCACACGCGACAGCCGCTCGATAAGCGCAAAACACGTCTCCCCCTGCTGGACCTGGACCTCGGGCTCGGGCGGGGTCTGGGTGTTCACCACGACCTCGACCCCAAACGGCTGCGCCAGAATGCGGGCAATCTGGCCGACCGTCATCCCCTTGAACTGCCCCCCGTCAACGGTAATGGAGCAATCCACCAGGTCACAGGTTTTCGAGCGGCCGCTTAGACTGATCGAGTGCGAATTGGCGTCGTAGCTGGGTCCGTATTTGTCAACCCAGCCAGTCAGCACGGTTTCACCGCCAAGCTGGATTTCGCAAGACTCGCCTGGGGTGATTTGCCAAATGTCCTCTTCGAGCGACCAGCGTTCGCTGACAGTCAGCTCAAAATCCCCGGTGGCGCGCTCCAGGCCGCGCGTAACCCTCAGGGTTTTCCAGCCGGCATAGTGCTCGCCTGACACCAGCAGGCTGAAAGGTGCCTCGCGCGCCTCGCGGCTCTGCTGGCTGGTGCCACGGCTGTTCGGCCTGGCAGGGGTGCGAACTTCGCTCATTGCCCAGCCGCCAGAATGCGCCCGGTGCTCGGCAGGAAGGCGGGATTGCGCGCCGTCACCCGATCGCAAATTTCGAGGTCGCGGGCAGTGCTCTGGTACATCCGCCAGGCCAAGGTGATCGAGTTGGCTGTGGCCAGGGTGCGATAGGTCACCAGCGGGTTGAGGCTCGCAGCCCGCATCATGATCATGGCATTGATGGCGTGGCGCAATTCTGCCAGCGCGCTGAACACGTCATCCTGCCCAGCATCGTCGGTCTGCTGCTCAATCGCGATGAAAACCTGGCCGACTGCCTGGCGGACCTCGATCGCCTGGTCGTAGTTGTCGAATGCCATGCCGGTGATCGAGTAACCGATTTCCCGCAAGGCCAGCTCCGCGACGAAGGCTTCCATCGCGGCGGCGTTCTGGGCGCGCTGGCTGGGCAGCGAGAGGATACGCGGCGTGGCGTAGGGGTTGAGCAGATGGCGCGGTCGGTCTGGGGCGACGTCGGGGTGCTCAGGGGCGAGCGGCTGGAAGCCTCCCGAGCCGCGCGGCGCCGAGGAGCGCCATTCCGTGGCCATGGTCAGCATGGCACCCACGACCGGGCCAGCCTCCCCTGCATCGGTGAAGGCGGCAAAGGTCCGATCGAGTGCGTCTGCCAAGGCCTTGGGATCGCCCACAAGCGAGGGGGCCTGGACGCTGAGATAATCCAGCGCGGTTATCAGGGGGGTCTGTGGCAGGTCCCCAGGGGGCAGGCGCAACATGCGCAGCCCATCGGAAATGTTGCGCACGTCGGCGATCGCCGTATCCGCGACCCAGGGTCCCGCGCCGCCGACAGAGAACAGGCCGGCAAAATTGGGCATGGCGGCATTGCTCAGCCCCCCTGCTGCATCCCCCACCGCCAGGTCAGGGTCGGCGTCCTGGGTCGGCTCGCGGACAGACCCCGCCTCGGCGAATTCCATGGCGAGCGAGCAGAACCGGCCGCGCTCGCGCTCTTCTGTCGCCGTGACGACACGGCATGCCGCCTGCAACGTGCCGAGCGTGGGGTGAACAAGTTCGCCGTGCCCATCCTCCTCGCATGCTTCGATCAAGCGGTCACGCGCGGCCAGGAAGTCGTCGCCGATGGTGTAGCCGGTGAACCGCCAGACCCTCTGACTGCGCCCCAAATCCTCAGCGAACGGAGTGTTGCGCGCCGGGTATTCGTGATCGGCCCAGCGTCGACCAGTCTCGGTGTTGACGGTGTCAACGTAGAATCTGGCACCGCGGAACGATGCCGGCCTAAGCCGGGTGCGCCAGCCGCTCATCCTGCCGCCAGCCCTGGCATCGAACGCCCGACCTCGACATTCGAACTGGCCATGCCGCGATCCCGAGTGGTCGCGGTCGCCTTGATGTCGCCGACCGTTTCGATCTTGATATTCGTCTGGACTTCACCCTCGACTCTGGCAGTTTGTTGCTGACCTCCCGCGACCCCAGCGCGCTTCGCTCCCTGGAGCAGGGATCCGCCATCCGCAGGGGCAGCAACAGCACCAGGCGCAGCAGGGGCCTCGCCGCCGCCGCCAGTGAAGAAATTTTTGACCCCTTGGATCGCACCCCCGGCCAGGCCGCTGACCGTGCTGAAAGCGCCAGTTATTTTGCCGACCCCGGCGGCGACCGCCGAAATGATCGGCTCGATGATGCCCCAGGCCCATTGAAACGCCTTGACGACCCCGCCCCAGAGGCTATCAAAAAATGCCGTGAGCGTTCCCCAGGCGGTCTTGATCGGCTCCGGGATGAAATCGCCTTCAAATGTGCCGAGCCAGGTTTTTGCAGTATCGAAGCCCGCTTTAGCCTCGGTCCACTTCTCCCCGAACCAGGGGCCCACGTTGCCCCAGGCCGTTTTGACGGTTCCCCAAGCTGTGCTCAGGTCCTCGCCAATCCCCTGACTGGCATCGGCGATATTGCCCTTGACCAGAGCCATTCCAGATTTTGCGCTCGCTGACAGCTCACTCCAGATCGTGCCTGCCGTCGCCGTCATTCGATCCCAGGCATCGCCCCAGGAGTCGGGCAGGTCATCGGCCGCTTCCTTGACATTGGCCGCCACCAGCTTAGCGCCCTTGTCGATCGTTTTACCGGCATCTTCCCAGGCTTTCGCAATGTCCTCGCGCGCCTCCCACATCGAATAACCCAGGAAGCCGATTGCAGCAGCCAGCGCGATAATCAAGCCGATCGGGGTTGCCGCGAAGGCGGCCGAAAACGCCTTGATGGCAGCAGCGGCCCCGGTAAAGCCCCCAGCAGTGGCAATCTGCGCGGCCATGGTGGCACCGAGCAGCACCAGATGCTTGACGACATTGGCGACCGCAAGGACAAAATTGCGGTTCATGAAAATAACCGCGGCGACCATGACATTTTCCCAGCCGCCGATCTTCTTTGCGACCCAATCCAGGCCCTTGCCAAAAGACTTGACCCCCTCGTAAATTTGTTTCCAGTTAATCGACTTGAGGATTTCGCCGAGCTTGGTCACAAATTTGGTGACCTCCTCCTTGATGACTGTTTTATTCGCGAGCACCCATTCCTTCATTGCCTTCAGTGCCGGCTCGACCGCAGGCAGAAATTCCGCATAGATCGAGTTTTTGACGCCAGTCATTGCCTTGGTGAAGTCGAGCCAGGCGTCTGCCGCTGCCTCGGCTAGCTTGGTTTCTTCGGTGGTAATGATCCCGAGTTTGACCGCCTCCTTCATCAGCTCTTCCATGCTGATTTTGCCCTGGGCGAACATATCGATTAACTTGCCGCCAGACTTCCCGAATAGCTTCAGCGCCACGTCATTGCGCAATACCGGGTTGACGTTTTTTGCGAAGCCAGCGGCGACTTTGGGCAGGATCGAAGCCAAATCACCGGCTTTTATTTCCTGCATAGAAATGCCCATTTTGCCCAACAGCGGAATGAGGTCCTTTGCCGCCTTGCCACCCTTGCTCGCCGTCCCCAGCGTTTTCATGAATTTTCCCAGGGCGTCCTGGGCAACCGAGGCGTCGATCCCAGACCGCTCCGCGACATAGTTGAACTGCTGGAGGTATTCAGCCGTGGTGCCAAAGCGGCGCGCGGTTTTGCCCAACTTGTCGGCAGTCTCAATATAGCCTTTCATCCCCGCGACAGCACCGCCCAGGCCGGCAATCCCTGCCATCGCGCCCAAGGGTCCGAGCAGCCTGGTAACCTGGGAAAACAGGCCCCCGAGAGACTGGCCGACCCCGCGAATGCCGGCAGTCAGCCCGCCGAACTTGAACGCGTTGAGTTTGAAAAACGCGCCCCCGGTCGTGGTCGCGGCCTTGCCGGCAGTCTGGATGCTGCCGGTGATCTTGCGCATCGGACCAGTGGTCTG